TGCACGGGCTCTGCCTCCGTGAGGAGACTAGATCGTGAAGTCAAAGAAAGACATTAGCACAAACTCTACCGCTTTGGCATACGCCATAGAACAGACTTACAGTACCGCCGGAATACTGACGGAGACTAGGAATGTTGCTACGGGCGTCGACCAGTACCAACGTACGCTAACGCGTAGCGTTGGGCTGTGGAAGCCGGGTCAGGGTCGGAAACCCCAACAGCCATATACGAACACGGAAGCTATATTGTATATCCCGAGAGGGATCGTCAATGCCTACGTGAAGTACAGCTCGAAGGAATACCGCATGTCTTACTCTGGGGCCATCGGCATGACCTTTACCAAAGGTTTTGACGGTTCAATGGCTCCTTCTGCTTTCGGGGGATCTGTAAAGTCCTTCCCGACGTTTAATCATAAAGGCGTGAACCCTGACTTGTTGAGTCAGGCTGAAGTCAAGTGTTATAACAAACTTGATCAATTCTCGCCCGAGAGAGAACAGAAGGTGGATGTAAGCGTAGCTGTAGGTGAGCGTCGCGAAACGGCACGCTTGCTGAAAGACTGCGCCCTCGGAATCCTAAACCTCGCTAAAGTAGTGTCCGGCTTCAGCAGCCGGTCTGGCAGGTGGGAATTTGGGCTCGCTGATGCTATACGCGAGTCCTTTGGTGTGAACGTACATCCTGCAGAACTACGCAGGAGGTACCGGCGACGGCTCCAGAAGCTTTCAGGACCCAGAAAATCGGAAATCCTGAAAGGAGCACTAACCGCTTCATTGGTGGCAGACTTGTGGTTAACTTACAAGCTTGCCTATACACCGCTGATGTCCGAACTCGGCAATGCTATATCTGCCGTAACCCAGAAGGTCGCAGATCGGGACGCATACACTTACACAGTGTCGGCGCGCCACTACGTACAACGGGGGTCGATGGCCACTCGGCCAATCGATTACCGTTCTTCGGGTGTTCAGGAGTTCTATGTCACCGAACTCCACGGGTATACTGTTACTTTTGTCGCTGCTCCCAGTAAACGGGACATGGACAGAATGGCGCAGTTGGGTATTGACAACCCCCTGGCGACAGCGTATGAGCTGACCACTCTATCGTTTGTCTTGGACTACTTCGTCAATATCGGGAACTTCCTCGAGGCACTGAACGTGCCAAAGAGGTTCGAGTTCATCGATGGCAGCTGGACTCAGCGAATCGTGCGGCAATATAGCACCGTATTCATCGGACCTGAGGCCAAGGCGCGTGGTCACGCTTCTCTCGACCACACGCAGAGGAAGGTATATAGCACGTTTCCTGTACCTATCCCTCCGCTGTCACTAAACGACCGTGATCTCACGGCCGTCCAGTTTCTCACGCTGGCATCTCTTGCAGTTGTGAAAATTAGGAAACTCTTCGGAGGCGGTTAACTGCCCCTCTATCCACAACGAAGTACTATCCCGCCCAAAGGAGGGCATCGTCAAATGACGATTTCAGTTAATGATGGCAAAACCACACCGCAGGCGCACGTGTTCAGCCAGGACCGCGAGCAGAACGGATCTCAATCCGCGCTGTTCGTGAACCGGGTTGGCACCGCAGGCCCGATGGGATGGGAGACGATCGAGGAATCGGTCACTCTCGCGAAGAATGCAGGTGGGGACCACGTCCGCCGCTCCGTTCTCAAGGTGCCGAAGATCGGTACCAAGGATGGCGCGCCGTACGTGATCGGGAGCGTTCGGTATTTCCTTACCCGAGCGAGTTCCCAGGGCTGTTCCAGCGAAGACGATCTCGCTGATGCCGATGCAATCGCTGCCAACTGGCTCGCGAACGTAACGGTTAAGCCCCTGAGCAAGAAGCTCGCCCCGATCGTCGGCTAACGCCGATTTAGGGACGAATATGCCAAAGCTCAAACTGGCGGGGAACGTGGCAGTAAATCGCCACGAGCTCCTCGTCTCTCCAGTTCACCTCACCGGTGCAATCGCACTCGGAGCACTCATATGGGTAGCAATAGGTCTCCTAATACTAGGGGCGGTAACTGCGTGGTCAACCTTAAGCTCGAGGAGTTCATCCCTCGACTCTTCCAAGCCCTTGACTGCGACGCAGCCTTCACAGGCCCAGGCGCAGTCTACATCTCCCGGATGGGTTACCGTCCCGCTGCAGAGCGGTTCGCGTTAACTTACCTGGG